ATTCATGATAGCGTATTTTCTGATGATGCTGTGGCAGTATGCAGAATCGTTTATCTTGACAAATTCAAGCGGCTGATTTGAGTTCGGAGCTGTGCGAGTTCGGAGTTCGGAAGTCGGAGTTCGGAGGTCGGAGGTCGGAGGTAATGTGTCCGGCTTCGCCGGACGAATTTAAATGCTGGTTCTCCGACTTTATATGCTGTATCCGAAATGCATAAGCTTCCAAGTGTAAAAGCACGTAGCAACTATGGATAATGCTACAGAGTAAAAGAACAAACCGCTCCAAACTCCTAACTCATCACGTTGCTATCCCACGCTGATTGTAAACATACGCCTGCCCCATTGCACTGTCAACGTAGGGGGAGACAGTCGTGCCTACGGTTTTACCGTCAAGGGTTAAGGTGGTGGATTTGTTGTTTATCGCCGTGAGAAGTGTGCGAATGTCCTTCATCAGTGTTATGCTCTCGGCGTTGCTCGACCCCTCTGCGATTACGGTTTGCAGAGTACTTTCACTGCTTTTTGCGGCCGTTATTCCGCTCAGTTCGGGAAAAATTACAAGGTCGCTCGCAACGTTTTTTACAGCCGCCTGCAAAATGCTTCTGCTGCTCTCGATTCCTTTCGCAAGACCGCCGATAAAGTCGGGCATCCACGATTCATAATCGGTCAGTGCTCCCTTGTCGGGAACGGAAAAGTGCAGATATTCAGCCACGCTGTCGGCAATTCCACTCACCGTATCGACCAAATCGTCAATTCCGCTCTTTATGCCGTCAATCAAACCGTTTATGAAGTCAGAACCCCACGCTAGGGCTTGCTCGGGGAGAGCCGTAATAAAATCAATCGCTTCCTGAAAGCCTTCTTTTATTGACGTTGCAATGTTTCCGACCGTCTCCGTTATGCTGCTCCAAATGTTGCTAAAAGTCAAGGAAATATCAGCCTTTAGAGCAGTGACCGTTCCCACAATATCATTCTTTATGCTCGTCCATTTTTCGCTTAGTGTAGTTTTGATTGACGTCACCGTGTCCGTAATCGTGGTTTTTATCTCGTTCCATGTGTTGCTAAAAAAAGTTGCTATTCCGTTAAATGCGTCTGTCACGGTGGTCGTTATCGAATCCCATGCGTCGCTCAGAGTGGTCTTGATTGCTTCGACCGCATCGGAAAATATCGTCTTTATCGTGTCCCACAGCGTTGCGAAAAAGCTCGGTATCGTTTCGGTGAAAAAGCCTGCAATAGCGTTCCATTCGTCAACTACAGTCTCACCCACCGTGACGAAAAATTCGGGAATTGTTTCGGTGAAAAATGCTACGATTTTATCAAATATCGGGAAGAGAATTTCGTCTATTTTGTCGCCGCCGATTGCGTTTCTTATCCACGTGCCGATTGCCCAGCCGCCGATTGCCGCCGCTATTATCGCTCCCACGCTTGCAAGACCGCCGTGATTATTTTACCGACAAAAATCAACAAAGGGCCCGCAACCGCAACTATTGCACCTATCACAACAATCACCTTTTGCATAACGGGGTCAAGCCCCGAAAATTTATCGACAAGAGCCGTTATTTTCTTGACCATTTCGGTCAGCGTGGGCATGACCTGCTCGGACAGCTCTATTGCAAGTGTTTCGAGCGCACCCGTCAGCTGCTCGACCTTGCTCCCGAAATTGTCCTGCATAACAGATGCTGTCTGCTGTGCAACACCCGAGCAATTATCCATTGATTCGGCTATTGTGTCGTACTCGTCCTGTGTCATGTTCATAATTGACATAAGCCCCGAAACGGCGTTTTTGCCTGCAATTGTGGCGACAACGTTCTCCTTTTCGGCGTCCGTCATGCCTGCCATGCCCACCCTCATTTCGGCAAGAATCGTGTCCATGTCCTTAAATGTCCCGTCCGCATTGGTTACCGAAAGTCCAATTTCTTTCATAGCCGCCGCTACCTCATCGGTAGGAGAAGCCATGTTAAGAAAAGCGGTACGCAGTGCCGTTCCTGCCTGCGAGCCTTTAATTCCTGCCGTTGACATTGCCGCCAAAGCTGTTGTCACGTCCGAGATTGAAAAGCCCATTGACGAGCCGAGGGAGGAAACGTATTTGAACGATTCCCCGAGGTCTGATATGTCGATCGTTCCGCTATTAGCCGCCTGTGTCAAAAGGTCTGCGACATTCTCCGAGCTGCTTGCGTCAAGCTCAAAGCCCGTGAGTGCATCGGCGATTATCGTTGCTACGGAGCTGACTTCTTCACCCGAAGCCGCCGCCGCATCAAGTACGCCGCTCATGCCGTCCATTATCTGCTGCGACGACCAACCCGCTTTTGCCATTTCCGTCATCGATTCGGCGACCTCTGTTGCGGAAAACGAGGTTGAAGCCCCCAAATCCTCCGCCAAAGTGCGCAGACTTTCAAACTCGTCCCCCGCAGCACCCGTGATAGCCTGCACCTGCGACATCGCCGTGTCAAAGTTGCTTGCGGTCTTTAAGGCTTTTACGCCCACCACCGAAACCGCCGTTGAAATCGGCAAAAGCGATTTTCCGACCGAAGTAGTTTTCTTTCCTGTTGATTCAAGCGTATCTCCTGCCGCCGCAATCTGCTGTATTGCCGTACCCGATTGACTTGCCTGCGTTTCGAGATCCTTGAGCTTCTGCTCCGTGTCCTCTATTTCACGCTTTAAGCCGTTGTATTGGTCGGCGGAAACGGGGTTGCCAAACTCCTCGGACACCTCTTTTGCCTTGTCCTTGAGCTTTTCGAGTGCGTCCTTGGTGTTGGTTATTTCGTCCTGAATTTTATCGTACTGCTCCTGCGAAATCTCACCCTTTGATAGCTGCTCCTGCGCTTCCTTAGCCTTGGTTTTCAGATCCTTAAGCTTCTCGTTTGTCTTTTCAATCTCCGCTTGAATCGGGTCGTAAGCCGCCTTCCACGCATCGTAATTTTCTGCCGTTCCTGCGACCTGCTCCTGTGCTTCCTTTAGGGCTTTCAGTTTTTCCTTTGTGGCGTTTACGGCATCGGCGAGATATTTTTGTTTCTGCGTCAAAAGCTCCGTGTTGCCGGGGTCGATTTTAAGCAGCCTGTTCACGTCCTTAAGCTGTGAATTTGTGTTGCTTATCTCGGAATTAACGTTTTTTAGGGCTTTTTGAAGCCCCGTGGTATCGCCGCCGATTTCAACGGTTATACCCTTTATTCTGCTTGAAGCCATTCTCTCACCTCACTTAAAAACTGTCAAAATCCTTTTGCGTAGCTAATTCCTTGTAACCCTTGTAGTCGTCATTTTCCTTTTCGGCAAACATTCCGCTTACCATGCCGATTGTGAGCAAATCAAGCTCACTTATATTAAGCCCCAGCTGAACACACCTAAGTAAAAATAGCGGTGTCGTCATCTGTCTGTCAGTTGGGCGAGATTTTTTTTTGACGTTATGTCATTCTCGATATTCATTCCCCAAAGTGCTATCAGCTCCGGCAAAACCTCATAAATCGAGAATGTGCCGAACTCGTCAAGCCACTCCTCGGGTGTATCGGGAACTGAATCATCTGCGTGCTTCGCCATGATGTAGGCGATGTTTTCAAACATCTCAAGCGAAAAAACATCAAAGCCGTTTTCACTTTGTGTTGCCTTTTGAAGTATGTTCAAATCCTCGAAAATGTCACGTCCGAATTTTATTCTGTAAAGTCTCGGTATCGCCGCACTTGCTCTGAATTTTACGTCCTTACCGTCGATTTGTATTGTTTTTATAACTGCCATAAAAGCCTCCGCAAATGTAAAATAAAAATATAAAATGAGGACGGCGAAGTCCTCATTTTATTCGGTTTAATCAGGCGGTCTCATCGTCTGTGCTTGTCACGGGCATATAAACAGACTTGTACCAATCCGTATAAACGGTATCGGTTGTGCTGTCGCCCGTCTTAGCCTTGACGTAGCCGTTTGGAAGTGCAGTAGCCGTAATCGACAGTGTCTCCGTCTGCACTTCCTTTTCGTCCTCGTTGGTCTGTCCCTCAATGCTCGGGCGGCTTGCGGAGCAGTTGTAAAGGACGTGACGAACCTTCTTTATATCGCCGTCAAACTCAAAGAGCAAAGCGAATTTCGCCGTCTCAACGGTTGCATTCTCAACAAGAACCTTGTTAGTGTCAAGCGATTCCTTGAGTATGTCCGTCCTGAACGATTCGGGTATCATCGCAACCTCCAAATCGCCCTCGTAGCCCATGTTGTTTGAGATTACATAATATGCGTAGCCGTCCGCATAAAAATTAGACGGCTCACCGTTTGCATCCAACGAAATCGACACAGCGCCCGGTATTGCTACGGGTGTATCGTATGATACCGTTCCGTCGTCCGCTATTGTCTGCAAAGCGTAATGGACATTGCAAAGATTAAATTTAACCTTGTTTTTTGGCATGATTTATTCCTCCGTTTCAAATTTCAAGCTGATAAAGCACCTCAAAGAGCTTTTCACTCTCAATCCATACTTCCGACTTATTGTAGAAAATATGATTATTGTCAAGTACTTCCTCAAGCTTTTCTTCCGTATCGGGACTTTTCTCGTCCGTGTACAGCTCAATATTAAATTCGTTTATCTTATGATAAACATACCCGTCCGCCGAAAAATTATCGCTTTTCGGCATAAGGTAACATATAAAAGGCGGCTCGGGGCTTTCACCCTCCGCAAAGTGGTCGTAGGCGTACGGAATACCTGCCGCATTAAGCATTTCAATGATTTTGTCCATGTGTTTTATCCTTTCAGGGCTTGCTCAATATCACGCTCTAATTGCTCAATTCCGACCTGCTCCGCAGGCGCAATATGCGGCTGTGCGGCGACTCTGCCGCCGTTACGCTTTGCGTGACCGAACTCCAACAGGTGCGTGAGCTGATACCTGTTTGTCGAGTGAACCACCATGCTTAGCGTATTTGCCGTTTCCTTTTGCTTTTTTGCCGCCCACGATTTTGCGTACTCGCCCGTGTCCCTCGGTGCTTTAAGTTTAATTTCCTCTCGAACGGTTTGGGCGGCGTCCTTTACCGCCTCTTTTACGTCCTCGGTTGCCGCCTCGGCGTACTCCGCCAGCTCCTTTATGATTTCATCGGCTAACTCGTCAATCTGTATTCCCTTAGCCATAAAATCACCTGCTTACCCTTTGACACTTGAGCTTGACCGAACTTCGTTTGTTGCTCATGTGGTCTAACCCCAAAATGTTGTAGATTTCGCCGTTGTACAGCACCCTGTAATTCGTGGAGTTTATCACCGACACGTTCTTGCACCAACGGACGGTAAAACTTATCTTCGACCCGTCAACAATCGTTCCCGCCTCCGAGCTTTCGCTCGGTGATTCGCCGGAGATTGTCGCAAAACACGAGTACCAATCCGACCATGTGTTTTTGCGGTTGCCGATTTTGTCGACCGTGACGGTGTTTTTCTGCACCGTTATTTTCGTATTCAGCAGTGCAACGTCCATGTCAGAACGCCTCCTTGCGGCAACCGAAAAGCAGGGAGCGGAGTGTTATCGTGAGTGCGTGGTGATCGGCTTCCTCCCTATGCTCGTAGAGATACCCCACCGCATACATAACAGCTATTTTGGCGTTCGGGTTTGCTTCAAGCTCCTCCGTGTCCTCCGTGCGCATGATGCCCATACACATTTTTTGCGCTCCCTCGATAAGGTATTGAATCAGCCTGTCATCATCGTCATAGTCGATATGCAGATAGTCCTTCATCTCGACAAATGTCACTATCATACTCTTCACCGTCTCTTAAAAAATTGGCTCTGCCCCCGAGCTCGGGGGCAGTTCCTTTATTGATTTTTATCAAGTCGTGCTTGCCGCCTTCTGTGAAAGAACCTTGACAGCCTCGGAAAGGACAAGTCTTCCGTCAACCCTCTGCGAAGCAAGGAAACCGACCTGTCCCGTTGCCGCAAACAGCTCGTTCAAACGCTTAAACGAACGTGCCTGTCTGTCGGCAATCCAGTAGTAGGAGAAGTCGCCGAACGCTACCGTCTTTGCCCCTGCCGCCATTGTCGGCATATATGCAGACGTCTTGACGGGTCTGCCGATGAGTGTGTCGGGTGCGCCTGCGGTGAGTGCGGGCTGCCACAAATACTGTCCCGTGGTGTCCTTAAGCTTGCGTACAGCCTTGATTGTCGAATCGTTGAGTACCCATATAGCCTTGTTGCGGTAGGGAGCTTTCAAGCTGTAGAACAAGTCTAAAAGCTCGTCCGCTGTAATTGCCGTAGCCGAAGCCGCAGTTACGCCCGTGTCAGCTCCGCCTGTTGCGGCGAGTACCCCGAGGGGCTTACCCTTGCCGTCACCGGTAAAGAATGCCTCTTCCTCAGCCGCTCCGATGCGTCTTGCAAACTCACGGGCGATGTAGGATTCAAGGTCAAACACGCTGTCGTTAAGCAGCTCCTCCGAAACCTTAATCATCGTGCCGACCTTATATGCACCGATTGATACCTGTCCGAATACATCGTCGCTCTCGGTATATGCGCCCTCCTCGTCAATCCACGAAGCCGAGCCCTTTGTAGCGACAACGGGAATCTTGCGGTCTCCCGAGCTTGTCTGAATAACGTGTCCTATCTGACGGAATACGTTTTCCTCGGCGAGTGCCTCGACAAGAGTATGCTCGTACTCATCGGGGACAAGATAGCCGCCCTCCGAATCCTCGCCCTCCTCGAGTGCATTCACAATGCTCGGAACAGCCGCCTTTGAGCGCATCATGTTCCAGAAGTTAGAACGGTACTCATCGCTCCTGCGACCTGTCTTGTTGTCGGGCTTGCCTGCTCCGGGACGTCCCGTGATAGGCTTACTGACAGGCTGTGAAAGCTGACGGTTGATAGCCTCCTGCCTTTCGAGGCGTGAAATTTCCTTGCCTAGGTCTGTGATCTCCTGCTCCATTTTCGAATATGCGGCATCGTCCTCTGCGGACAGCACGCCACGCTCGTTGCGGTGTGATTCAAGGAACGCCTTAGCGCCCTCCCACACACGATTTCTCTTTTCCATCAAGTCTAAAATAGTCATAACAAATTACCTCCATAAAAATTTTGTTTAGCGTTTCAAAAGTGTAAGACGTTCCATCAGCTCGTCCACCCTGCGACCCGCCGGCTTTTCTATCCGACATTTCTTTGCCAGCTTATCCATGAGTGAATTAGTTACCGCCGCACGGGAGAACACCATGCTGACGCTCGGCGCTTCCACGTCCTCGGCTCTCTGCATGATACCGTCTGCAAAGCCCATTTCCACAGCGGAATGTGCATCCATCCAAGTCTCAGCATCCATAAGGTGCGAGATTTTCGCTCTGCTCATTCCTGTTTTGATTTCATAAGCATTGATGATAGATTCCTTGACTTCATCAAGCATAGAAATTGCTTTCTGCATCTCAGCCGTATCACCGAATGCCACCGTTGCCGGATTGTGTATCATCAGCATCGAGACGGGAGACATCAGCACCTTTGTGCCTGCCATAGCAATAACAGACGCTGCACTTGCTGCAATACCGTCAATTTTTACGGTTACATTGCCCTTGTAATCCATGAGCATATTGTAGATTTGCGCCGCCGCAACGCAGTCCCCACCCGGTGAGTTAATCCACACGGTTATATCGCCGCTTCCGCTTGTCAGCTCGTCCTTGAATGCCTTCGGTGTAACGTTATCGTCAAACCACGATTCACTTGCAATTGTGCCGTTTAGAAACAATGTTCTTTCCGTTTCCTCGTTCGTCCAGTTCCAAAACTTTTCCATCTTCTCACCCCCTGTCCTCTGTGTTTTTGTAAGCAGCTCCTGCATCGACCAGCTTGACCATATTGCCGTTTACCATATACTGATTACCGCCCTTCTCGTCCGCTATGAGGTCGAGATCCTCAAGACTTCTCACGTCATTTGGTGACATGAAGCCGTTTTGTATGCCTACCGCATAGCCGTTCATTCTGCTTTGATAGTCGCCGCGGAGCAAGCCGTCCACGGCGAACTTGATAAAGTAGGTTTGCTTTTCACTCTGCTTAAACAATGCCCTTGACATTGACTGCTCCCAACGGGCAAGCCACGGTCCAAGCGTGTATGTCACAAACTCCCTGCTCTGATTCTCGATGTTCGAGAACGTTGAATGCTCAAGATCGCCGATAAGATGAGGCGGTACTCGGAAAATACGGGCGATTTCATTTATCTGAAATTTGCGTGTTTCAAGGAATTGCGCTTCATTCGGCGAGATTGAAATCGGTGTAT